TGTACCCGCCGCCAGCGGCTTTGTATTTCTTGGCCACAAGCTGTGCTTTGCGGGCTGACCACTGACCTGCGCCAGTGCCATGCGTAGCAGCCGCTTTGACTTGGCTCACAATCCGCTTGCGCAGACTGGGCTTGGTGTAGTTGCCAGCGGCATTGACTTTACCGCCTTCAGCGTATTGCGTGAAGTCGGTGTCATCCCGGCGCGGCTTTGCCGTACCTTTGGGCATTTTGGAAGGGAGTATGGCCCCCATGCCGCGACTGGCTCTCATGTCAGACCATCCTGCCTTTGGTCTTGCCGCGCTGAGCGCAGCCGTCAGCACGCGAAGAAGCCGACACCTTGCCGCCTTTTTTCATTGGCTGGCCTTGTGCAGAAGCTGCGATGGCGGCTTGGCGCTCTTCTTCCGCTTTGTCTTCGACGTGTTTGCGCCGCAGCAAGCCGGGAATAATGCCCATTGCGAAACCTGCGTCTTTGCCGCCATCTAGAAGTGCCGCAACAGGGGAAACAGCCTTGAGCAAATCTTTCATATCTACACCATCTTCCCTTTTGTGTGGCCCTTGGTCACGCAGCCATCCGCACGCGTGACACCGCCCTTGGCCATCTTTTTTGCGGGGGTGAACATCTTGTCCGCCATGTTCATGGGTTTGGATGTGTGCCCAGCAGACGGGCGAGTTGGCTCATTGGCCATCGCCTCATACATCTGCTTGACGGTCTTCATGCGCGGTGTATCGCTCATGATTACACCATCTTGCCTTTGGTGTGGCCTTTGGTCACGCAACCATCAGCACGAGTCACGCCGCCCTTGGCGTAGCCTTTGACTTTGCCGCCGCGCTTCATGCTCATGTCCGAAGTGTCGGTGTTCTCGTAATTGACGTTTGTGCCGGGCTTTACAGTAGCGGTCATTGCTTCTGGAGAGCGGCGGGGTTTGTACTCGCCCGCTTTTGTGCCTTCAGGCGCTTTACGTGTCAGTCCGCGCTCTTTGTTCAAAAAGTCGCGCAAACTCAAACCGGACTCTTCCAGTTCTTTTTTACTTACTACACGATTTTTCATATCAACTCCTTAGCAGGATTTGCCGCCACGGGCCATCTTGACCATGGTGCCTTTGGTCTTACCCTTGGACTCGATACCGCCGCCCTTGGCAAACGGCTTGCCTTTGGCTTCAGCCATTTCGTGTTTGATCATGGACTTGGGAGCGCCCTTCTTTTTCATGAAGGCCATCTCTTTTTTAACCATTGCTTTGGACTCTTTCATATCGCCACCTTCTTTAAATTTGCGGCCCTTGTCCGCGTTGGAGAACTCTTTGCCCACGGACTGTGGGACGCCTGCTTTCTTGGCAAAGGCGGGGTTGTTGGCCACCGCTGCCATGAAGTTGTGCTGCGCTTTACTCTTGCTTGGCATTACTTCCCCGCTTGAATAAGCTGGTCAATTTTTGCTTCAAGGCGATTAAAGCGCTGATCAATGTGATCAGTAATTCTTTGCACTTCTGCGTTAGTCGTGTAATCACGGGCTATCTCCTCGCGGGTTTTGTTGAGCAGGATGTCAAGCCGCTTGAGTTCGTCAAACTTTTCGCGCATAAAAAACCAAACCGCTCCCATGATGAGAGACAGCCCGGCGGACCAAATGGTGTTTAAGTCCATGTCAGCACTTCCAAGCCCGCAGGCTTTTGTTGATCCGCGAGTTGGGGTCTTTGGCCGTCTTCTCGCTGGTCAGCTTCTTTTTCATGCCCTCCATCCGGGCGCAAAAAGAGTCGCGGCGTTTGCCGCCCTCTGGCTGCGGAGCCTTCAGGCCGGGCTTGCCGGGGTTGGCCTTGTTGTACGAGGCCCGCCCCTTCGCGTTCAGACCGCCCTTGTCGGACTTGCCCTCTTTGCGTTGCCATGCCGGAGACTTAGCCATAGTACACCATCGCAGTCACACTGGGGCCGGTGCCAAAAAAGATGCCGTTAGGAAATAGGATGCCTTGCCCGGGGATCAGAACAGACAACCCAACAGTGCTGTACGTGTCCAACTCCATGTACACATCGGGGTAGACGTTCACGTTGCCAGAAGTCGAAACCGAGTTGGCTGTAGTCACGCTGAAGCTGTCGGCATTGATGTACGTAATTTCATACATGCCGTCACGGCTCGTGCCGGTTGTGAAATCCACAAACACGCGCTGCCCATTGGTCAAACCGTGGGCGGTGATGCTGATGGTTGCCGTTGTGCCCGTCTGGCTGTAAGTACCAGACTCTACGGTTGTTGGATCACACGCAGCCACATTACGCAACGAGGACGTGCCTGAAGTCACGATGCACCCCTTGAGACGCGTGCGCAGCGGCGTGACCAAAATCCCGGAGCTTTTTACGTAAGCTGACTGGACGTCTGTTTGCATCATGGCCGTGCCCTTTATCCGTAAAAGATAGTAGACGTAACAGACGCCGACGGCAGGAAAACGTAGATGCCCGTCTGGGCAAGTACACCTTCGCCGGGAATCAGCGTGTAAAACGAAGTACCTGTGGAGCAGTCCACTTCGGTCAATATGTCCGTATACACAGACATGTTGCCGCTGGTAGTCAACACGCCGGTCGTCACCGTGAAGGTGGTCGGAGTAGGCGTGGTCTGGACCAGATACGCATCGCTCACAAAAGTGCCGGTGCTTGCAACCAGAAGAACGCGACTTTCGCCCGCAGTCAACCCATGCGCAGCAGCCGTAGTGACTGTACACACGGTGGTGCCGGGGATGTCGTACGTTGCCGCAATCGAGCGGTTGTCAACAATGGACGTATTGAGCGTTACCGATGTAGAAGGCGAAATAACAACGCCTTTGAGGCGCGTGCGATATGGCACAGCCACCCCTGAAACGGTGTTGTGGTACGACTTGACGTCTGTCTGCATCGTCATAATCAATCTCCTGTAAAGCGGGGGCCGAAGCCCCCAAGATCAATTAGGCAGTGCGGGTGAACACGTACGCAGTGGCGCTGGAGAACATGATTGTGTAGCGTGCCAAACCGGTCGCGCCAGCAGCAATGGTCAGATCGCCAAACGAGCCAGCGGTATCAGCAGCGGCAGACGACAAGATGGCGTTGGTGTTCACAGCAACAGTCACAGTACTTGCGCCAGCAGTGTTGTCAATGTACAGGTCAAAAGAAGTGCCCTGTGTGGCACCCAGTGCAGTGCCCAGAGCCGTGCCGGTAGGCAAAGTGATGGTCGTGGCAGCAGCCGATGTGGAGGTGATGTAGCCGTCAGCCACTTGAGCCGCTGTAGCAGTGGCTGTTGCGTTGATTGCGTTGGCTGCGGTGGGTTGGTGGCCAGTGATGAAGCCGTTCAAAGAGCGTACTGGGCCGGAGAAGGTGGTCAAAGACATGCTGGTTTCCTCATGCGGTTAAGGCGTATCTGTCTGCATGACGTCAGCCCGGAGCTGTCAGATACACCGGATGGTCCGGGAGTGATAACAATATACACCAAAAGAAAAAGGGGCACAAGGCCCCTTTTTCAATCAGACACCGAAGTATCAGTTAGAGCCCGAAGAGCCCCAGATACCCAATGGATCAGACCAGCCGAACGAATAACGCTCGCGGGCCTTGTAACGGACGTTGCCTGTATCGAAGTCACCATCCATGGAGGTGGCCAGAGCGGAACGCTCGAAGTGCTTCAAACCGTTTGGAACGTCTGTAGTCAAGAACCAAGCATTGGAGTCGGTCAAGAAGTGGTTGACGGTGTAGCCGCCAGACACTGTGCCCATTTGCTTCAATGCGTTGATGTCGTTGTCAGCAGTGCCAACACGCAGTTCGGTATCCAGCAGACGCTTGGCCACGAACATCAAAGCTGGTGGGATCACCAGTTTGACGGGCTTGGCAGCGATCAACAGACCACGCTCATCAACCCAAGCAGCGATCTGGATCGTTGCGTTTTCGATTGAAGTCTCGTTCAGGTCAACACCAACACTTGGGCTGTTGAAGTTAACGCCGCCGCCCACGAGTGGGTGACCAACACGAACAGAGCTGGAGTTAACGCCAAACAAAGAAACACCGTCACCGCCGGGGAAAGAACCCGAGAAGCCGTTGTTCAATGTAGAGGCAGCTTTGACCTGCTTGGTGAAGGCCATACCGCGAGCCAGAGCTTTGGTGTAGCGGGCAGACAGACTGTCGTACAGGTTGTCTTCCACAGCTTCTTCCGTGATGGAGAAGCCCAAAGCGATGGTTTCGTGGGTGTAACGAGCAGTGAAGGCTTCCTGCGCGTTGTCATAAGCAATGGCGGAGCCTTCTTGCTTGACAGGTGCAGCACCAAAGCCGGACAGCTTGGTTTCTTCTTCAAAGCTACGCTCCGATTTCTCGGTCTCGTAGATTTCCTTGTGCTCTTCGCCGTAGCGTGCATATTCCAAACCGAACAGGGCGTTCAGACCGGGGAGCAGCTCTTTGAGCAGTTGTGCGCGTGAAATAGCCATGGTAATTTACTCCTTACAGGCCAACGGCATTTGTCATGCTGCTGTAACCGGGGTTGAACTTCACCAGCACATCAGGGAAAGCGTCGGTCACGGGGGACACGAAGCTGACAATCCGGAAGGCGGCAGTGGTTGTGACGGTGGTGGACTCCAACGCGCTGGTCGAGTTGCCTGTAGTGGTAGAACCAGTACTGGTGCTCTGTGCAGCGGCGAAGAATGTGTTGGCACCCACATCAGACTGATCGGCCACGCCGTCCAGTTGGGCTTGGAACAACACGTTTGGATCATCCACAACGTACGCAGTTACCACGCCGGTTGTGCCGGAAGGGTAGTACTGACCGTAGATTTGCTGACCCTGTGCGTTGATGTAGGAGCAACCCACAAAAACACCCAGCGAACCTGTCAGGGTTGTACCTGTAGGCAGAGCATTGGTTGTTGCGTCCGCGCCAGTGGCAGTGGACAGGGCGATGTAACCATCAGCACCAATGTGCACGACTTGACCGTAGAAGAGGTTTGTGGCCTCACCAGCGGGGTCGATTAGGTACTGTGAGGTTGCACCGGCGTAGGGCATGCCGTCGGCACGCTTTACGGGTTTCAGACCGTAGGGGGTAGCTGTAGTTGCCATTTAAGGACTCCTTGTTACTTTGAACCAGAACCAAAACCACCACCGCGACTGGTCGTTGACTTGCGATCAGCGAACAGAGGCATGCGGGGGTCGTTGTTTCGCATGAAACTGTTATCAACAGATTCCATCTGAGATTGTGCTTGTTTAGCGTAATACTCGTCCCGTGCTTGTGCGCGTTCGCGTGGCATCTTGCAGAGCATGAGGCCTCCGAGTTCGACGTTTCCGGTCTTCGCATTACCCTCAAGCATAAGCTCGGGATGGTCTACTGCTTTCACCGGCTCCCAACCTTCACGCATCTTGGTAGACACGTTTGTGTTTTGGGGCTGACCAAGAACGTGTGTCGCAATCCAGCGATAAACCATTCCGGGTTCAGGTGTCGGGTCGGGCAGTGCGCTCGCTGGTGTATACACATAGCGAGTAGTTTTTTCGCGTGACTCAAGGGCACGGGGGTTCCGGTTGATTGTTTCAGCCATTCGATTTCTCCAGTTTTGCTACTTCAGCAGCGTATTGCTGCGGGGTTAAACCATACTTCTTTGCCAACGCAACTTGCGTGGGGGTCAGTTGTACTTTTCGTGCGCCCGTTGAACGAGTCGCGGGGGCAACAACCGAGGTAGGTCGTCGAGAGCCATCGCCGGGTTTCGGCCGGTCTTCCGTTTCACCGAAAACTTCGGGGAACGTAGACTTCATGCGAGCATCAATGCGCTCGAAGTAATCGTCAGAGCGGGGATCAACCCCGGAGTTGACTAGCTTTTGGTGCAGCCCTAGTGCAAAGCTGGTGACTTCCTCGTACCCCGGTGAACCGAACCACTGGTTTTTTGCCTGCCAGCGAACAGTTTTATCGTCTAGTTCTTGACGGGGTGCTTGGTTTTGTTGCTGTTGTACATCAGTTTCATCAACCTGTAAAGGGGTTGGTCTGAAATTTTTTGCTGCATGCACTTTCATCTTGGCATCCATCAGCGCATCTTGGGCGGCAACTACGCCGTCCGTGTCAAACGCTTCTGACGCCTCCTTGAGCTGACGCTTGGCCTTCTCAACCTCAGTCTCCGCCAACGACAACTGGGATGCAGCATACTGCTCAGTGCCGGTATTGACGTACTGTTTAAGGCGGTTGTTCTCTGAGACCATGTGCTGAGCAAGGCGCTCCAGCTCCTGCTTCTCGCGCAGCAAGGCTTCTTTGGCACGGCGCTCGTCGTGACGCGCATGGGTCAACTCCTTGATGCGCTTTTTGACGCCATCAGAGTACGACTCAATCTCGTCATCAGTGGGGTCAGCCACTTCGCGGTCCAACGGCTTGCGGCCACGATCCTTTTCGGGGGTGTCGTCAACAATCTCGACTTCGACCTCGTTGTCAGTAGAGACTTCCAGCTCGACGTTTTTATCGTCAAGCTCGTCTGGGAACTTGTAGGTATCCATTTCTGCTCCTTATGCGCGGGTATAACCGCGAGGGTCTTGCACAACACACTCAATTTGGTCGTCGTTCAGAACCCTGAACTCTTTACCAAACACCTTGAAACGCGTACCTGTGTAGGTACGCACGAGCACAAAGTCACCCTCTTTACACCATGGCCCCGAAGGGAACTTGGCGGTGTCTTTGTAAGCGTCTGGTCCGACCCGCATGACGAACAGCACCGTGGTGGCATGTTCTTCTGCTTTCATGGTCGCGGCATCTCGAACAAGGTCGAGGCTCGTACCGGCGATCTTTTCGTCGACCTCGGGCACGATGCACAGCAGCTTGTATCCCGTGGGGACAGGCAGCGCAGATGCTTTGGTTTCGTTGTCAGCTTCGGCCTCGGGAGACTCGATTGGCTGGATGTGCTTTGGCAGGCTGATGCCCGGTGGCAGAATGATTTCACTCATCTGATTGCTCTACTTTCTCTACAAGGTCGAGGAGGTGACGCTCTGCAACCGCCAGACCTTGAATTAGGCCGCAGAGTTTTTGGTATTCGTCAAAAGAGC